GTATCAAGAGCTGCGGGAACGCTCGAAGATCCCGACGCGTCGACGGAGCTGTGGCCGCGACAGGTGAGGGCACGGTATCAAGAGCTGCGGGAACGCTCGAAGATCCCGACTGGACGAGGCGGATGGTGGGCATCACTTGTACCTGCACTCACCCACGTGGGGCGCGTCCGCGCGCTCGAAGGTGAGATCCAGTTGCCACAGCCGCCCGTCGAGCGGCCTCCACATGGGATCGGCCATATCGGTTGGCACGAAGCCGCGCCCTTCCAGGTAATGGCAAAGCTCCCAGAATCGCCACGCCCCTACCTGCAAGGTGCACGTGTACGCCTCGATGACCAGCGCGCAGCACTGGGGCAGCGTCGGGCCAGCTCCGCGGAGAATCTGCTGCTCGAAGCCGTGCGTGTCGAGCTTGAGTAGGTAGGGACCTGGCAGGCCCAGCCGCTCCACCTCGTGGTCGACCGTGGTGCAGGGCACCTCGTGCGTGTCCGGCCTGGCGTGCTCGCACCCCTGGCCGCCCCACGGGTCGTTTGGGTCGGACGCGAAGTGTCCAGTGCCGACTGTCTTGCCCGCCAGCGCGTGCACTGCATGCCGCCCGGGCGCGTTCGCGAACCTGTCGAGGGCCTCCCAGTGCCGCGGGTCGGCCTCGATGAGCAGCAGCTTCGCCGCCGGCCAGTGGCGCTGCGCCAGCGCCGACCAGCGCCCGTCGCTCGCTCCCACGTCGATGATGGTGGCCGGTTGCACACGCTCGCTCGCCCGCTTCAGCATTGCGTCCATCGTCATAGCCAACCCCCTGTGGCTTTCAGGAGCGCATCCATCGCGGCTGACCTCTTAATCTTGCCGTAGCCGTGTACGCACGAGACGTTGTGGTTCGCCACATGGACGAGGTGTGTCCCGTTGTCCGGATCGCCATACGCGCGCGCCAGCTCTACGATTGGCCCCGGAGGTTCCTGCTGGAAGATGAACATGTCCGAGGTGTGGGGCTGCCCGGCATACGAATCCCTTGTCGTGATGGTGTTGTGGGCCAGCAGGATGTCGATCATCCGCTGGCAGCCCGCCGCGGTGGCGTGCACGGCCGCCGGCACCCAGCACGGGCAGAAGCAGACGCAGTCGCGCCCCGCTACTGCCTCGGCCATTCGCTCCGGCCGCAGCCCGACGTTGAGTACGTCGTAGTCGGTCATCAGCCCGCCCCCGACCGTGCGGAGTGCGAACCAGCGCATGTAGGTTGCGGCCGTGTAGAGCGGGCGGTTTAGGTTGGGGCGGGCGGCGAAGACGGCGATCACCGCGTCCGCCTCTTCCTTGGCCGCCCACGCTTGCTCTCTGCCGAGAACGACCGGGTTCCAGCCGAAGCGGCGCCACGACGCCGCCCAGACTTCGATCTGACGGCGTTGCTCCGCTTCGTCGAGCTCGGGGACCGCGTGGAAGTAGGTGTGGACGGTGGCGGCATCAGGGTGGCGATCAGCTTCCGCCAGTTCTTGTCGAGCAGGGTCTGGGCACATCGAAACACGCTCCTGTCTTTTGCGCTGGCGATCCAGGCGAAGTCACGCCCGAGCACCTTGTACTCAGGCAGGCTCATGCGCTTGGTGCCGTAGAGGTTGACGATTCCTTGGGCGGGCCCCGCCTCGGCGACCAGTACCTGGCCGTGGAAGCAGTCCCACGCCACCCGCTGCGGGCACTCGCGCAGCGACGGGTGGTCGGCCCAGCACGAGAGGTGCATCACCAGCGTCCCGTTGATGTGGGTCGGGTAGTAGGAGCACGCTTCCATGCGCGGCCCCGTCACTCGCTTGCCGGCGTCGAGGTTCTGCTGGTGCAGTCGCTTCAGGTGGTCGATCCAGTCGAACCGAGTCGGGGCCCCGTCGGACTCGACGAACAGCACGTTCTCGATTGGCCACCCCTTGACATACCGGGCGTAGCACTGCTCGGCCGTGCCAGCCCACAGTCCGAAGCAGCCGGCGGGGTGCCCCTCGGCAATGCGCTCGCTCCGCACGTCCGAGACGGTGAATTTCCGCCCGCAGTAGGCCATCGCCTCCTCGATGGCGCGCGACATCGGGACGTCGAAGCGGCGGGCAAACAGCAGCACCACGTCGTCGCGGCGCTTGGGCTCGAGGTCGGCCAGGAACCGGGCGAGCCGCAGGGCCTCGACCTGGTCGCCCCGCCAGAACTGGATCGCGATCCCAAGCCGCATCGGGTGGTGCTCGCCCTGGGTGTCGCGCTGTTGCTGCTCGATCACGAGGTGGCCGGCTACCGTCTTGCCGAGCGGGTGGCGCTCGACTAGCGAGTCCTGCCACCAGGTGGCGGATGGGGGCGGCGCGGGGATGGGATGAGGGGGCTTGGGGCGGCGGCGCTTCATTTGGTTTTCTTCTTGGCGATGTCCCGACCGTCCCGCCGGCAGCGGGTAGGGGACGCGGCCTTCCCCGCATTGAACCCTTCCATGTAGACGTTCAGCGTGTAGCCATCGACGGTCTCGCCGTGGCACTTGTCGCAGTGGTAACCGTCGACGGAGATGGTCGGCACATTCTGGCCCACGTAGGCCGAGAGGTCGTAGGACAGCAGCTTGGTGGGCACGAGAATGCCGCCGCATTCGCAGGTCATGTCGACCGTGTAGGGGTGGAGCGGCAGCCCGGCGGCGTTCATGGCGTAGCTCATTGGCCCCCGCCCGCTTCGTCCTTGAGTAGTTTCGCTTCGCGCAGCGCCCGCTCGATGCGCTCCCCCGGGCGGCCCTTCACGTCCTTTCCTTCGCAGAACTTCTTGACCGTGCGCGGGTCGACGTCGGCCGCTGCCGCGATTCGGAGTCTCACATGGGCCGGGATACTCAGCGTAGGCATGTTGACCGCTCCCTGATAGCTCGGGTGGTACGTCGCGCGGAATTCGTTGTCAAGCATCTTGATCGGCGTATCCGAGGCCCACGGCTTGCCGTACCACCCGACTCGTGGCGCTCCACTTGGCTCTTGTCCGGACCAGAGCGGCCGACAAGCGGCTGGCGCGCGAGAGGCGCGTCCGCCGGCTGCGCCCCATCGTGCCCAACGCGCGGGCCGAGATGCGCTACAAGGCCGCGCTGCTGTCGCTGGTCCGCCGATGCACCGCCATGGTGGCCGGCCTCATGCCGCGGCTCAAGGCCTCCTGGCCCACCGAGCAGCCTGGGGGGGCCGACGGGCGCCCATTCGCGCGCGACGCCGGCCTGGCCGAGCTCAAGGCGGCCATCAAGAGCGCCGCCGGCAAGCTGGGCGGGCTCGACCGGTGGTCGAAGCGCATGGTCGGGCTGGCGGTCGAGGCCAACCGCGAGAACGTCGACGCGCGACTGGCCGAGGAGATCCGCCGGGCCATCGGGGTCGACGTGTCGGCCATCCTGCGCAGCAACGCCGGGATGCTGTCCTCGATGAAGGCGGCCACCAAGGACAACATCGCGCTCATCAAGACGATCCCCGAGCAGTATTTCGACCGCGTGACCGAGACCATCACCAACGGCTGGACCAACGGCATGCGGTGGGAGACGCTGGTCAAGCAGATCGAGCGCGACGGCGGCATCACCGAGAACCGGGCCAAGCTGATCGCCCGCGACCAAACCAGCAAGATGAACGCGGCGTTCAACCAGGAGCGCCAGCAGCAGGTCGGGGTCCAGAAGTACGAGTGGAGCACATCGCGGGACGAGCGGGTGAGACCCGAGCACGAGGACATGGACGGCAAGGTCTGCGAATGGGCCAAGCCGCCCATCGTCGACGGCGAACCTGCCCACCCCGGGACCCAGATTAATTGTCGCTGCGCGGCATTACCACTGATTGACGAGGCCGCGCTGTCCGCCGCATTCGAGGAGGCCGCATGATCTCCTGCCGCGCCACCGACTTCTCGTCGCTCTCCAAGCGCCGCATCTATGACGGCACGGGCTTCCTGTCGGCGCCGGCCATCATCGGCCGCACCGGGATCCAAAGCTACCGCCGCGGCGAGATTGGGCTCGACGGCGACCCGCAGGCCGAGGTGCGGCTCATGCGGACGGCCGAGGACGTGTTCGCGCCCGAGACGATCGCCAGCTTCGAGAACATGCCGCTCACCAACAACCACCCATCGGGCGGCGTCACGAAGGACAACTGGCGCCAGCTCGCGGTCGGGGAGGTGCGGGACGTCGCCAAGACGGACGACGGATTCCTCGGCAGCACCGTGATCGTCAAGGACGGCGCCGCCATCCAGCTGGTGATCGACGGCAAGACCGCGCTGTCGTGCGGCTACAGCTTCGATTTCGACCCCACTCCCGGCGAGGGGTTCGATGGGTATCAACGCAGCATTCGCGGCAATCACGTCGCGATTGTGGACGTGCCCAGGGGCGGGCCAGCCTGCCGAGTCGCCGACAACACCGAGAGGAAAACCATGAGTACACGAAAGATCGTCGTGGACGGCCTGCCCTTCGAGCTCGAAGAGATCGCGGCGGCGGCCATCGAGAAGACCATCGCCAAGCTGACCAAGGACGGCGCCGACCTCGCGAAGGAATACGCCGACTTCCTCGACAGCAACAAGACCGTGCTGGCCGCCAAGGACGCCCAGCTCACGGCCAAGGACGCCGAGATCGCCAAGCTGACGACCGACCTGGCGGCTGCGAAGGCGATCGACACCGACGCCCTGGTGGCGGAGCGCGTGCAGGTCATCGAGGACGCGAAGAAGATCGCGGCCGACCTCAAGCCGACCGGCAGCTCGAGCGACATCCGCCGGGCCGCCATCGCGGTCGCGACCTCGAGCCCAACCGCCAAGGTGGTGGCAGACGCCGTGTTCGGGACGGCCGGCATCGAGAAGGCGACGCCCGACCAGATCAAGACCGTCTTCGCCGCGCTGGTGGCCCTGCCCAAGCAGGCGGCAAGCAACGCCCAGGACGCGGCCATCGGGGCCGCCATCGGGGGCAACGTCAACACCGTGACCGACGGCGGCGAGGTGTTCCACGGGGCCGAGGACTACAAGTAACCAGCAGGCAAAGGAAAAGGAGAAACCATCATGTCAGTATCTCTCGCGACAACGGGCGGAAGGCTCCTCGACCACGGCTTGCCGGGCGAGATGGCCACGACCACGGAATGCGCCATCGACACGTTCATCAACGAGTCGACCAGCGGCGGACTCGACAGCGCCGGCATGCTCGACTTCGGTCTGGCGGTCTGCGCGGCCACGGCCGACAACGGCTGCAAGCTGGTGTCGGGCGACTCGGATCGCATCGTCGGCATCACGACCCGCAAGGCGTTCGTGCCGGCTCCCTCGACGGGGATCGTCGGCTACGCCAGCGGGGCCGAGGTCGGGATCCTGCGCATCGGCGACATCTTCGCCACCGCGGCCGAGAACGTCAGGGCCGGAGATCAGGTGCTGGCTCTCACGGCCGACGGCGGCACCCTCGGCGGCACCACCGGTGGCATCGCGGCCAGCGGTCGCCTCATCGTCCCGGGCGCGCGGTGGAAGACCACCACCACCAAGGGCGCCATCGGCATCATCGAGGTCTTGGGACGCGAAAGCGCCGTGCTGACGTCCTAGTCGGCAACACAACAGGCAAAGGAGAACGATCATGTTGCTCGGACGAAAGACAGTCGCAGACGAAAAGACGGGCCTCCAGCACAACATGGTGCAGGTCCAGGTGGTCGACGGCGGAACCTACCGGAAGGTATGGCTCCCCGCTGAGCGGTACGACCGCATGCTGATGGGCATGAAGGCCATCGAGGCGCAGCTCCCGGCCAAGACGGCATTCGACTCGACCGACCCGCTCGCGTTCTACGTGAGCCAGTTGGCCTACACCGAGGCGCAGATGTACAAGAAGCTGCGCGTGCCGGTCATCTACAAGGACCTGCTCGACATCTCGACCGAGGCGCCCCCGTGGGCCGAGACGGTCGAGTACCAGACGTTCGACCAGATCGGCCGCGCCAAGCGGCTGGCCACGAACGCCACCGACATCCCGCTGGTCGACGTGAAGTTCGGCCGCCGGGCGATCCAGGTGTCGGGTGGTGGCATCGGCTACCACTACACCATGCAGGAGTTGCGGGCCAGCCAGCAGCTCAAGCAGCCCCTCTCGCAGCTCCGCATGAACGCCGCCATGATCGCTTTCGAGCGCCACATGAACGACGTCGCGCTGTTCGGCGAGACCATCGGGTCGAGCGCGGTCGGGTACGCCGGTCTGTTCAACAACAGCGGCATCACGCCCGTGCAGGCGCCCACCGGCGGCTGGGATGACCCGGCCACCAGCCCGATGGCGATCCTGTCGGACATGAACACGGCCATCACGGCCATCCTGCAGGCCACCGGTTCCGTCGATGCCCCGACCCACGTGGCGATGCCGCTCGAAGCTCTGAGCGCCCTCGGCTCCCGCATGGTCTCGGCCGAACAAGGCGGGGTCGTGGTGCCGACCAGCATGTCGATCCTGGCGTGGCTCAAGGCCAACAACCTGGCCAAGCTGACGAAGGGGATCGACCTCGAGTTCATCGGCATCCCGTCCGACCCGGACGGCCTGCCGAGCCTCAACACCGTGGGGACCAAGACCCACAGTGGCGGCAACGCGACCAACCTCTCGCGCGTGGTCTACTGGGTGAAGAACCCCGACCGCGCCGTGATGCACATCCCGATGCGGCTGACGTTCGTGGCCCCGCAGTACGAGGGCCTGGGCGTGAAGGTGCCGGGCGAGTACCGGTACTGCGGCACCGAGATCCGCTACGTCAAGTCGGTGTACTACCAGGACAGTGTCCTCGCGAGCGAGGACTAGGACCCTGGCGGATGACGCCTTCCGAGTTCAGGGCGTGGTTCCCCACCCCGTCGGCTTTCGCGAGCATGACGGATGAGGCAATCGCGCCCTTCATCGCCCGAACCGTGCCGTACTTCAATGTGGCACGGTGGGGCGACTTCTACTCGGAAGGCGTCGCCTATCTCACGGCCCACTTCATCGTGATGAACAACAGCACGGCGGCGGCCGGCATCACGGTTCCATCGGCCAATGACTTCGTGTCGAAGAGCGTAGGGGGCGTCAGCGCCTCGCGGTCCGCCGAGCTGGTGGCCGAAGCGGCGCACGACCCATTCATGCGGACCAGCTACGGGCAGGAGTATTGCCGGCTGCGCGACATGGTGGGCCTCGGGGGGGCGGTGGCGCGGACATGAAGCGGCGGAAGAAGACGACGGCCAAAGCGGCACCGGTGCAGGTGCAGACCGCGGCTCCTCCCGCGCCGGCGCCCACGCGCGCGGCGGACCACCAGACCATCGGCGCCCTCTGCGTCTCGGGCCCCGCCACCATCGGCGGGTCGGCCGGCATCGTCGGGAGCGCGGGACCATGAACACCTTCGTCCACGGCGGCGACATGCCTGGCTTGCGGGCCCTCATGAAGCGCATGCAGGACCCGCACCACACCGTGCTGGTGGGCGTGCCAGCGGGCGCGAAAGAGCAGGACGGCACCACCATCGCCGACGTGGCGATCACCAACGAGTTCGGCTCGCCCGAGGACAACATCCCCGAGCGTCCGGTGCTGCGCCAGGGTGCCCGCCGGGCCATGAAGGAAGGCGCGTCACTGAACGCGGCCGGCCTGCGAGCCGTCATTGAAGGCAAGAAGACGCTCGAGCAGGTGGTGAACCTGCTGGGCGTGGCGGCCGTTGGGGTCATCAAGCGCGAGTTCGTGAGTCCCAGCCCGGCGTTCGCGCCCAATGCGCCGGCCACCATCGCGCGCAAGAAGTCGTCGCGGCCCCTGGTCGACACCGGCCAGTACCGCCAGAGCATCACCTACACGACCGAGGACCAGGCCGGAGAAGGCGGGAAGGTGGTGGGCGTCTGATGGTCATCGACGTCAGCGACATCCTGCTCGACCCGGACTTCGGGCCCGTGGCGTTCACGCGCCGGCGCCCGACCTCGACGCTCGCCAAGGAAGGGGCCGGAGCCACCTCCTACCCGAGCGTCACGCTGAACGGCATCGTCCAGCCGGCTACCACCAAGGACGCGCAGCTACTGCCCGAAGGAGTGCGGCTGAGCGACGTGCGGGCCTTCTTCACCACGGGCGACATCTCGGCCGGCAATGGCTCGACCCAGCTCCCGGACCTGTTGCAGTACGGCGGCGAGACCTTCCGGGTGCTGAACCTCCAGGACTTCGGCGCGCACGGGATGCGGAAGGCCCTGGCCCACCGGATCGCCGTCGCGGGGGGCGCCTGATGGCCGACAACTACCTCGACGCCGTCGGCTACCTGGTGCGCAGTTTGGTGCGCCAGGCGTGCGGCATGGCGGCCAACAGCGTGAGGCCCGCCAACCAGGCCTACCCGACGGGCGACGAGAACGACGAGTTCGCGACCGTGCTGATCACCAACGATGAGGGCAGCCCGAACGGGATGGCGCGCCGGACGGTGAACTACCAGTACCCCGCGTGGGACGTTGCCACCGCCTACGCGATCGGCACGAAGGTGACCTACCAGGGTCTGGCGTTCGTCTGCACCGCGGCCGTGACGGGCGGGACCGGGCCCGCGACCGACTCCAGCCACTGGGCCGGCACCACCCAGGCCACCCAGGTGACGGAAACGCTCGACGTGTGGCACGAGTTCATGGCCTCGGTCCAGTTCTTCCGCCACGCCCTGCCGGCCGTCGATAGCGTCGGGGTCGCGACCATCGGGCACGGGGCCTACGACCGGGCGGCCCGCCTGCAGTCGCTCCTCATGCTGTCGACCAACATGGAGCTGATGCAGCGGTTCGGCCTGGTATTCCGCGGGGCCTCGGCGGCCCGCAACTTGGCGGCCGTCGTGAATGGCACCTGGGAAGACCGCGGCGGCGTCGACCTCTACTTCGGCTGCTGCACCAGCGAAAGCGTGCTGCTCGAAACCATCGCCACCGCCGAGATCGGCCTCCAGGCTGAGTGGCCCGGCGGCCACGTCGATACCCAAACCATCGAGGTGCCCTCATGAGTCTACCGATTTCCGACCTGATCGATGTCCAACTGCAAGTCGCGGCCATGCCGCCCGGGGCGCGTGATTTCGGCACCCTGTTCGTGCTGGGCAATTCGGCGAGGCTGCCAAGCGAGGATCGCGTCCGGACCTACTCCGACATGACGGGCGTGGCGGAAGACTTCGAGACGACCGACGAGGAGTACGAGGCCGCGACCGCCTACTTCGGACAATCGCCCAAGCCGAAGTACCTCAAGATCGGCAAGCACTTCGCCACCGGGGCAGCGGGCCACCTCAACACCGGCACGTGCAACACCGATGCTCAACTGTCGGCCCTGAATGCTGTAACGGCCGGCGGCATGGACATCACGGTCGACACGACCCTGTGCCAGCTCTCGTCCCTCAACTTCTCGACCGACGACACCTGGGCCAAGGTGGCGACTCGACTGCAATCAGCCCTGCATGCGATCGTGGCGGGCACCACCTGCACGCACGACGGGGACAAGTTCATCATCACCAGCCCGACGCTCGTGACCGGCGTCGTGACGGTGGCGTCGGCCCCGACGGCGGGCGGCAGCCCCACCCCGATCCAGGACCTCATCTGCGGCACCGTCGCGACGGGCGCGGTCGTGTGTGCGCCGCTCGCGACCGAGACCATCACGCAGTCGCTGCAGCTCTCGTGGAACACCGACCCCACGTTCTACGGGGTGGCGCTCGCGAGCGACCTCGCGACCCTGCCGACCAACGTCCAGAACGTCAAGGACGCTGGCATCTGGAGCCAGACGATGGGGCTCGCGTTCTTCTACACCACCGACGAGGCCGAGGTGCTGACCTACAACGGCACCACGAACCTCGGCTACTACTTCAAGAACCTGAGCTGCGACCACTGCTACGGCATGTACTCGGCAGCCTACCCCAACGCTGCCATCTCGGCCGCTGCCCGGTACTTCTCGGTCAACTTCAACCAGCCCAATTCGACGATCACCGGGATGTTCAAGCAGCTTCCCGGCATCGGGGCCGACGCTCTGACGGGCACCCAGAAGCTGCAGATCGAGTCCTACAACCTGAATTACTACACCTACTTCGGCACGTTCCTCATGATGGCGAACGGCAAGGTCGGGTCGGGCAGGTTCTTCGACGAGGTCATGGGGCTCGACTGGCTCAAGGACACGGTGCAGGTCAACGTCATGGCCGAGCTCGCGACGGCCATCACCAAGATCCCACAGACCGACGCGGGCGTGGCCAAGCTGGTCAGCGCCATCACGATGGCGCTCAAGCAGGGCGTCACCAACGGCCTGCTGGCCGCCAACAAATGGACCGGCGATCCGCTGGGCGAGGTCGCGACCGGCGACTTCCTGCCGGACGGCTTCTACGTCTACGCCCAGCCGGTCAGCCAACAGAGCGCGGTCTCGCGGGCGGCGCGCGAGGCCCCGGCCATCACGGCCATCTGCTGCGGCGCGGGCGCCATTCATTCGAGCGCCATCACGATCAACTTCCAGCGGTAAGGAGCCACCATGTCCATGCGCGCATACAGCATCCTCGAGAACCACCTCCTGGTCTCGGCCTCGGGGTTCGCGACCTTCGAGATCGACGGCTATGCCGAGGGCGACGACGTCCTGATGATCAAGCGCCGGTCCGACCTGGCGAGCGACAAGATCGGCGCCGACGGCAATATGGTGGTGTCGCTCAACCCCGACCGGAGCGGAGAGGTCACCATCAAGCTGCAGCAGACATCGGCCTGCAACAAGAAGCTGCTCGCCCTGGCGGGCACCGCCGTCAAGGCCGACACCTGGGTGCCGGTCATGCTGTTCTGGCAGGACAGCTACCGGCAGGACAGTGCGGCCGGCAGCCCGGGCTACATCGTGCGCTACCCCGAGCTGACGCGCGGGCGCGAGGCGAATGACGTCGAGTGGACATTCGTGGTCGCGAACCTCCAGATGCTGCTCGGCGACCCCGAGGCCATCGCCGGAACTCCGCAGGCGGTCGCGACCGCTCTGGGAGGGTAACCCATGCCAGCCGGCGTGACGGTAGCGACGAAGGACATCCGAGGGCGCGTCTACACCTTCGCCAAGGTGGCGGCCACCGAGGGGCTCCGGCTGCAGATCGGGCTGGCCAAGATGGCGGGCGCCGAGATCGCCATGCTGGCCGGGCTGGCGGCCGGCAAGTCTCAGGACATCGAGGAGCTGGGGGAGATCCTCCAGCGCGTGGCCGCCAAGGCGGACCCCGACGAGCTGCTGCGCCTCATGGAGATCGTGTTCAAGAAAGCAACCTGCGAGGGCAAGCCGATCGTCAACGTCGACCTGACGTTCGGCGACGACACCCTCGCGCTCTGGCAAGCCTTCATCGAGGGGCTGAAGGTGAACCTCGGCGATTTTTTAGCCGGAAGCCTCTCGACTGGAAGCCCACCCGCATCCGCGGAGAAATGAAGTTCGAGCCGGCCAAGCCGGCCAACCTTGATTGGGGAATCTGGAGGCCAATCGTGAGAAACCCTCCGCTTTGCCAGCTCTGGGAGCTCCAAGAGGGCGGGCGGTATTCGCTCGACGACCTGCTGGATATGCACGAGGCGATGGACGTCGAGGAGGAGAACGAGCGGCGGCGCGAGGCGGCCAGGCCGGATAGGAAGCGACCATGATCCTTGACTCCCTGTGGGTGAAGCTAGGATTCGCGATCGACCCGAAGGGCATGGAGAAGTTCCAGGCCCTTGCCCAAAAGGCGCAATCCACCATGCTGGGCCTTGGGGCGGCGGTAGCGACGGCCGCCACCAGCGTCGGGCTGTTCGCCCACCGGGGCATGCTGAAGATCGACACCATCGCCGACTTCGCGGACCAGATGGGACTCGCGGCCCGCGAGGTCGAGGCTCTGGGCGACATCGCGCGAACGAACGACTCGTCGCTGTCGGCCATGCAGTCGGGCATCACGACCCTGACCAGGATGACGGGCGAGGCAGCGGCGGGCTTTGGGAGAGGGGCCATGTTCTTCAAGCAGTGGCGCATCAACGCCAAGAACGCCGACGGCTCGACCAAGGACTTCAACGCCATCCTGGGAGACGTCATCGACAAGATGGCGGGCCTGGACCGCACCCAGCGCATCTCCCTGGGGCAGCGCCTTGGCTTCGACCTGGCGACCATCAGCCTCATGGCCAAAGGGCGCGCCAACTTCGAGGCGCTGCGGGAGGCTGCCCTCAAGGCCAACCCGCTGGCCGAGGAAGACTACGCGCTGGCGTCCAAGACCGATACCATCTACCAGCACGCCCGCATTGCCGTCGACCAGCTCCACAAGCGGCTGACCGTGGCCCTGATGCCGACGATGATCCGCGTGATGGATCGCTTCACGGCGTGGATCCGTGAGAAGAACAACGTCAAGAAGTTATCGAATGCGCTCGACATCGTGGTCCGGGTGCTCGAACTGCTGTGGAAGCATCTCGGCAAGATCGGTCTGCTGGTCGGGGCGTTCCTGACCTACAAGCTCGGGGCATGGTTCAGCGGGTGGGCCACCACCGCCATGCAGGCGGCGCGCTCCGTGCGTGCCCTGGTGGGGGCCGGGGGCCTGCTCAAGACCATGCTGATGGGCGGACTGCTGGTCGCCATCGGGCTCGTGATCGAAGACCTCTGGACCTTCTACCGCGGCGGCGAGTCGGTCACGGGCCTGCTGGTCAAGCGGTGGGCGCCGGCCATCGATGCCGTGAAGGTGGCGCTTCTGGGGCTCGGGACTGCGCTGGTGTTCCTTGCGACCGGGAGTGGCCCGGTGGCGGTCTTCGCCTTTGCCATCGGGGGCATCATCCTCGGGGCCCAGGCCATCATCGACGCCTGGAACCCGCTCAAGCAGTGGTTCGCCGAGTTCTGGGACGGCATGCTTGACCAGCTCGGCGAGTGGCTGGGCGCCATCAAGGCCACGGCCAGCGTGATCCCGATCCTGGGCGTGGCCGCCAACCTGCTGCCCGACATCGGAACCAACCACGGAGAGGAGCGCCGGCGGCGCTTCAACGAGGCTGCCTTCAACCGCCAAGCCCCCTACTCATCGCTCGGGGGGCCCATGCGGGAAGGCTACTCGGAGCCGTGGTCGATGTTCCCCAAGGGGGGCACCACCCAGACGACCAACATCGGGCAGGTCAACTTCACGCTGCCCAACGTCCAGGGGGGCATCGAGGCGGGCCGGGCTGCCTTCCGCGAGCTGACCCGCCTTGCCCACGGGGGCGTCGGTGGCTGAGACGTCAATCATCCTGCGGCGCTGGCGGCTGTCCATCAACCCGGACCAGACCGAGAACGCCCTCACGTTCGACGCCGTCATCCGCGAGGCCCACACGTCCGAGCTCTCGGTCACCGACAACCCGGTCGAGACCGGGGTGGTGCTGTCTGACCATGCCTACATGCAGCCGCAGCGCCTCACCATGGAGGGGGCATTCTCCGACACGCCCATGTACCAGGCCGAGCAGCCCGGGGGCGGCGTCGGGGTGATTGTTGGCGGGGCCGGCATCAAGCCAGCGGCCGACAACGGCGAGAAGCGATCGGTCAATGCCTGGAACGTGCTGACGCAACTCCAGGCCATGGCGGTGCCGTTCGACGTCCAGACGGGCCTCAAGCTGTACAAGAACATGGTGATCCTGCGCCTCTCGGCCGAGCAGGACAAGGAGAGCGCCGGCGCCCTGTTCTTCACCGCCGACCTGCGGGAGGTCATGTTCGCCACCAGCCAGACCGTCACCTACCCCGCGCGCGCGCCCAAGCGAGCGCAGCCGAAGAAGAAGGTGGTGGAGAAGAAGGCCGTGGAGCCGACCGAGGTCCAGACGGCCAAGAAGTCCAAGTCGTTCCTGCTGCAGGGCTACGAGGTCCTCGGGGGCAACCAATGAGCGTCGTGGTCCCATTCACGTCCGAGGATCGCGCCTACGAGTTCACGTGCGTGCTCGACGGCGTGTCGTACCGCTTCGACGTGCGGTGGAACGAGCGGGCCGCGATCTGGTGCTTCGACCTGTACCTCAACGACAGCGACGAGCTGCTGGTTGCGGGATTGCCGATTCTCCTGGGAGGCAACATCCTGGGCGCCTACCGCTACCTCGGGATCGGCGGGCTGTTTGCGGTCGACATGAACGCCGCGCCCCAGCGGGGCGGGCCCAACGAGACGACCGAGAACGTCCTGGTGAGCGCCGACGCGGGCGAGACCGACCTGGGCGTGCGGGTGCTGGTGTTCCACCACACCGAGGCCGAGATGCTGGAGGCCGGGCTGTGATTCCCGACGGCACCCACTGGGGGCGGCTCTGCCGCGTGAAGGTCGGCAAGATCGGCGCCAAGGGGGAGCCGGTCGTGGGGCGCGAGTTCACCGAGGCGCTGCGGATCGTGTTCGACGTCGAGAAGACCATCTACCGGACCCCCAACGTCGCGACCATCAAGCTCTACAACCTTGACGAGGACCACGAGAACGCGATCCACGACGAGTACAACGACGTGGCGCTTGACGTTGGGTATGGCACCGAGACCATGGGGCTCTTCCGCGGGAACGTCCGGTACGTCTACCGCTACCGCGAGCAGAACGACCGCATCACCGAGATCCAGGCCGGCGACGGCGACAAGGACTGGAAGGACGCCGAGGTCAACTTCACGCTGGCGGCTGGCCACACGGACGCCGACGTGATGGCGCGCATGATCGAGAACCTCGGCACCACGACGCTCGGCTACGTGGCGGGCCCGAACATCAACCAGCCCAAGATCCTCGGCAAGACCTACAGCGGGACCGTCCGGCGCGTGATGGACATCATCGCCCGCAACAACAAAGCCCACTGGGGGATCCAGGACGGCCGACTCTCGATGGTGCCGGTCGGCTCGACCCTGCCCAACGAGGCCATCAAGGTGGACTCCGCCACCGGGCTCCTTGGGGCCCCCATGATCTCCGACAAGGGGATCTCGCTCAAGATGCAGCTCGACCCTCGGGTTGGGGCCAACAGCAAAATCTGGCTGGCCAACAACGAAGTGAAGATCGCTGCCTTCAAGCCCCCGATGCTGCTGCGGGAAGAGCAGAAGGGCAGCGCGGCCCACGTGCGGCTCGACCCCGATGGCGTCTACAAGGCGCTGGTGGTCAACCACAAGGGCGACACACGCGGGAACGACTGGTTCTCGGAAGTGAAGTGCATCGGTCTCGACGACAAGATCCCAACCAGCAAGGGTAGCGTCCCGATGGCGGGGCTGGAGTTCCTCGAATGAGCACCAAGGAACAGACGGCGCGCGAACGAGACGAGGCCTTCGTCGACGAGGAGGCGGCTGCGCTGGCGGCCCACATCGAGGAGCGGGCGCTCGACCTCCACACGTGCCTGCCCGGCCAGATCGTCAGCTTCGACGACAGCGCCCAGACGGCCAAGGTGCAGCCGACGATCCGCCGCATCTTCGCCCAGCAGGGGCCGGTTGACCTGCCGGAGCTGGTGGACGTCCCGGTCGCGTTCCCCGGGGGCGGCGGCTACCAGTTGACCTTCCCGGTGGAGGCCGGCGACGAGTGCATCCTGGTCTTCAGCGAGCGGGCCATCGACTTTTGGTGGCAGAACGGCGGCGTCCAGCTTCCGGCCGAGTACCGCACTCACGACCTGAGCGACGCCTTCGCATTCGTCGGAATCAACAGCAAGCCCAACAAGCTCGCCACCTTCCGGACCGACGGGGCCGAGCTGCGGACGCGCGACGGGGCCGTCAGGATCGCGGTCTCGAACGGGATGATCTTCCTCGGCACCAGCCAGGGCACCTATGCCCTCAGCATGGCCGAGCTTCCGTTCATCACCAGCGGGGTGGTGCTGGCCGAGGCGGTCGATACCTTGACGGAGCTGCCGCGCTTCCTGCTGGGCGGCACGTCGCTGAAAGTGGTGGCGGTCAAATGAGCACCCTTATCGTGCGCCAGCTTGGGACCGACGGAGACCTCGTGGGCAGCTTCCGCAACGTCCTGACCAGGAGCGCCGCCACGGCCCAGAAGTTGCGGTCTCGGCTGCGGCTCATTCAGGCCGAGTGGTTTCTGGACCCTGACGCCGGGGTGCCTTGGTTCGCGCTGCCGCTGTCGGTGGACCCGCCCATCATGGGCACCAAGCCGGCCGACATCGGGTATGCCGAGCGGACCCTCAAGACCACCATCCTGGAGACACCCGGCATTGCGTCGCTGACGGAGTTCGCCCTCACGTTCGACCGGGCCGCGCGCTCCATCACCGTGACTGCCACCGTCACGACCGACGACGGCGACATCGAGAACATCGAGGTACACGTGCCATGACGCAACTGACGACAGCCGGCTTCACCAAGTCCACCCTGGCAGAGCGGATCGCCCAACTCGAGGGCATCTGGCAGAGCGCCCTCGGGGCCACGATCGACGTCGACCCGGACTCGCCGGACGGCCAGATCATCGGGGCCCTGGCCGAGATGTTCGCCAACCTCGACGACCTGGCCGAGGGCACCTACAACGGCCTGCTGCCCGACGGTGCCGTGGGCGACTTTCTGGCGCGGCTGGTGCAGCTCAACGGCATCACCAAGAATGCCGGCGCCTACACGACGGCGACCTGCACGTTCTCGGGAACCGCCGGCACCATCATCCCGACCACGGCCATCATTCGCTGCACCGACATCGCCGACCAGACCGTGACGTTCTCGCCCACCGTTGCCGTCACCATCGGGGCAAGCCCCACGACCGGGACCGTCCAGTGCAACACCCTCGGCGACTACCCCGCGCCCGCCGGCACCCTGACGAGGATCCAGACCGTCATCAGCGGTTGGGAGTCGGTCACCAACGCGGCGGACGCCACCCGCGGCTACGCGGCCGAGGTCGACGAGCGGCTGCGCGCCCGCCGGGCCCGCAGCGTGGCGGCTCCCTCGCAGTCCATGACGGACGGCATGTACGCGGCGCTTGTGAACCTTGACGACGTCGTGCAGGCGGTCGTGTGGGAGAACGAGCTCGACACCCCCAAGGCGATGGCGGGCGGGACGCTCGACCCCCACAGCGTCTACGCCGTGGTGGAC